ACATCCTTTGTAGGAGTATGGAGATGTCAGCTGCATCTTCACCTTGCTGAGCCCATGCTTCATTGTCGGTGTCTCTTTGTAGGTGATGAATTGGAGCTCGTCCGATTGGGTTCATGAATTGCTCATCGCCCTTGGTTGGGTCTAGAGCTAGAATCTTGCCTTTTTTGGTGATTGTGGCATGAGTGAAATCAGACCAGATAATGAAACGCTCTGTCTCGTCTGTATCTATCTGATCTGTAGCAATGACCTTACCTACCCCCCGTTGGTCTCTCTGAAACCCTTCCATGCCAGTAGCGGCCGGGAGATCAGTCTGAGCAATTGACTCATGCTTCTGAGCGAAGTTGTTAAAGATCCATACTTCCACCTCTGTTCTGTCGAGAGGGTTAGGCACGATCGAATATAGGTGCGGGGGCACGACTCTGAAATCTAGGAAATCTCTTTTAGGAAATACATACAACGCAGTATTGGAATGCAAGTTGTAATACTCATTGGCCTTTTTCATTTGCACATCAAAAGCCAGCTCACTTGTATAAAAGTCAATCAAGTCTTGATCTGTTTGTTTATCAGTATTGGGTGTTCTGATAGGTGGAGTTTTGAAGATCTGGGATTTTTTTTGCACGATTTTTTTCAAAAAATTCAGAGGGCACAAACGAAATTCAGTAACTGATTTAACCTCGAACTCTGCTTTGAGTGCCTCAATCAGATATTCTCTTCCACCGTCTCGATATATGGAGTGTCGTCTATCTGCGTATGATCGTCTTGACTTCTCTTCATTTGAGTCGATTTGCTCGACTGCCATTTGAACAACTTGTTTTAAATTCAATCCTACTAAATCGCCTGCCATTGAGAACTCCCCCATCTATCGAAGTGTGTGAAATCTGATCCAGTTGGCCTTATGCCGAATAATTTGTAAACTAAATAACCCAGTCCGTCGGAGATATGCCCCAAGGACTTATCGGCGGTGTCTGGCATATTGGTACCTTCTTTAAATATAACCTGTTCTAGATCTTTTATTAGCTTAATACACGACGGATCAATCCACAAAGTCCGATCTTCGAGCATTTTATTAACTGCGTTGTAACGATCCATTCGAAATGGATTGATGGAAGATTCTATCTTGAAACCCATGCGTCTGAGGATTTCATGATCAGATAAGCCGGCGGCAGAGGTTTTGAGTGCCTTGCCGGTAGCGTCTGGGATTATGGTATGACCGGGCCCGTAGAGTTTGAGGAGCTCTAGACCCATGGCTCTAGTGTTTGAGTTTGGTAGATAAATTTCTTTGAAAACATTGATCTCTGTATTTGTGACGTGTGCCAGTATGGCGGTCATTGGGTTTACGTTGAAGTCCATTCCAATGTAGATCTTTTTAGGTGGCAGTTTCTTTGGTGGACCTGTTCTGAGCTTGTCTTGTTCTCTCTTCTTCTTTTCTTCTTCTTTTGGATCAAGGATCCTTTTGGAGTTCATCTCCCTAGAAAATGCGTAGTATATGGATGGATTGTCTGTATCGTCGAATTCTCCATGCTTGAATCGTTTACGTTGACTGGCAGGGAGTTCATCTAAGATCTCACTTACGTAGTCCTCATCGATATTGTCAAGATTATCTTCTGGATTGAGCAACAATGAGCCATATTTATTGGCGCTTAAGTCGCTCCAATCCTCTGGGTTCTTCTTGAGCATGAACATTGAGTATGACCAATGCCGTTTGGAAGGTGGATTTTCATCGAAGTAGACTTTTTTCTTAAGCTCGTTCTTCTCAGCCAATCGAGTCATTGCGATGTTCACAGAGTGAAAAGGTATTTGAGATGATTCATTGAAGAAGATCGTGGAGTATTCTTTTCCTAGGATCTTCTCAGTACGCTGTTTATCGTCAATGCCAGCTACCCATAGCTCTGATCCGTTAGGTAGAGTAATGAAATAATCTGAGTTATTCAATTCTACTCTGAGTCTAGGAAAACAAAGCTCAAGAACCTTGGGGAGTGTGTCTAACCATACCGATGTTTTGACGTGATTGAATTTGTGACGAATGACAACGTGTCTAGATTTGCACATCGTAGCTCTTTGAATCATGGCGTATAGGACGATAAATGTTTTGCCGGATCTGGAGCCACCATAGAGCATGATGAACCGAGCTAGGCCTCCCATGAGCCTTATAGCCTCAGCTTGTTTAATAGTTTTTTTAAAGTTTTGCGTCGTCACTGTCACGATGGACGATGTTATCTTTTTCTGTTTCAGGCTCGAGCTGTTTATCTCTCCACCCGAATCGATTTCTCATATTGAAGATCCAGCAAGCGACATTGAAGGAGCCACCTTGATGAGGTAGGTGCATATATGTCATGGCTTGAAGTTCCCACCATGCGAAGGATTTCATCTCACCAATCTTTTTGGCGTTAAGAAACTCAGGAAATTTATCGCACCAACTGTAGAACGTAGGTTTCGAAATGGATATGCCACCACAAAACGATTCTATAGCCTTGCCCTCAGACATATGCGAGATCAACTGCTCGCAATATTCTTCTTTGTATTTACTGGGTCTACCCCCGGGCATAATAACGCACCATTTAATCATAATACATTACAGATCGTAATGCGAATAAGCAAAGCAAATCAATGGACTGGTTCTGATTTAGGTTTCTTCCACTGTTTTTCTTTTGTCACAGAGTCTTTTGGCTTTTTTTTTAATTCACAGAGTTCTGAAAGTTCTTCAACGACGGCAGATAGTTGATGAAGGGATAGGAAATCTATACTTTCTTTGATCTCGTCTCTCATCTTATTCCAGCATACGATTGTGCATTGTTCGAGAAAGAAATCCAGATCTAGAGGCTGATTGTATTTCTGTTGCCACATTGATAGATAGGTGGCGATGAGTTTTCGAGCATTACTACTGTAGTCTTCCATTACTCTCCGAACTCTCCGACTAGGTGAACTGCAGACGGGTGATCCATATCGTTATAGGCAAACCCGAGGAGGTGACCAATGCCACCCGGCCACGCTTTTTTGAATTGCTTGATCCATTTCCGTCTCACCCAGTCAGTGATCATGCCTTTTCCTTTGGCTGTTCTTACGAGTTTCCATGCGAGCACCCACCCGTCGTAATTGGATTTTTTGGTACGATATGCACTATACAGAATGACGGCTAGCCAGGCGGCTACGGTGTATCGAGGCGGGTTTTTTTTAGCTGCAAAATAGTAATGTGCGATGAGCTGAGGGAACCTACCGAGCCATGGTGAAAAGCGTGAGACTTCTTTGAGGTTTCCATTTTTGAACACCCACCCGGTTTCGTTTCCATAATCGATTACTCTTTGAGCCATAGCGGGCTCGTTAAGGACGTGAGCTGCGAATGCGTAGGCGATGTAATCGTCTGGACCTTGCTGAGTATCAGACCAATGGGCAGGATGCCTCCAGAGGAGTCCAGGTATTCTTTCGCATGAGATGATGGGATTTTTAAATATATGTGGATCTTCACCAACGATTTTGAGCACGTAGATAGCTTCGGCCGTGTATCTGATTGCATTGCCAGTGAGCCCGTAAGTCTTTACTACTTTTGAATGAACGAGACCCCAATCATCTTTGTATCGATCGTATTGACTTAAGACGGTCATTGCAAGGAGCTCCTTTTTGGAGCTGAATCTTTTGACCATTCCATAATTGCTCCACCACTTTAGAGTGTAGCATCACGGTCTCGAGAAGTTGCACCTGTCTTCTGTAGAGCCCCACCACGACCCAGGACATGCTCAGAACAATAAAACACAGTGCAGCAATCAGAATGGAGTGTGATCTCACGTCACTCAGTTAGTCCCATGTCGTAGATAATATGATCTGAACTGTCTGGCTCTTTAGGTTTGTGCGGGCTCAAATATTTATCTTGGTGGGCGGCGTGATAAAAATAAACAGCGCAAGACATTTCACGTCCTGTTGTTATCTTATGGCGGTGCGTTTCCCATTCTTGCCAAAGTCTCTCAAAACCTTCTTTCTTAGACAGCTTAATTGTAATTTCAGTAATCTCTCCAAGAGTCTCTATGATACGAAAATCAAGCAAAAGCCCTGTCTCATTCTTGATAATGTAACTCAT